ACACAAATAGATGCTAAAGAACCAAAGATTTGGTCACAACGGGAAATTGCTAAACTGTCTATGGCTCAATTCGACAAATATGAAAGTGAGATTGATCAAGCCATAATGGAAGGCAGAATAGTAGATTAAATTAAATTGTCTTTTTTAGGAGTAACATAACATGGCTTATAACGTAAGTGACGCAACATTTGAACAAGGTACTACCACCAATGGTAACTTTGCTAGTGATGGCACAGGTCAAACTAACCAGTTTTTCATGCCCTCAATCTTTTCTAAGAAGGTTCTTAACTTCTTCCGAAAAGCATCGGTAGCTGAAGCAATTACCAACACTGACTATGCAGGTGAAATCTCAGGTTTCGGTGATTCTGTAAAGATCATTAAAGAGCCAGAGATCACTGTTTATCAGTATGAGCGTGGCGCTGACGTAACTCAGACTAAGTTGACTGACGTTGAAACTTCTTTGATCGTAGATGTGGCTAACGCATTTAAATTCAAAGTTGATGATATTGAAACAGCTATGTCTCACGTAAACTTTAAAGAAGTTGCATCTTCATCTGCCGCTTACGCATTGCGTGACGCATTTGATGCAGGTGTAATTGCTAAGATTATTGCAGGCGTTTCAGCTTCAAGTCCTAACCACATCCTTGGTAGCGACAATGCTACTGACCTAGCCGCAGGAACTTTTGACGGCACTGGTAACTTGGACATTGGTTCTGGTTCTAGCGAACATGACCCTCTTGATGTGATGGCTCACATGGCGCGTCTTCTTGACGAGCAGAACATCCCAGAAGAAGGTCGTTGGTTCTTAGCTCCACCTAGTTTCTATGAGCAACTTTCTCAAGCAAGCTCTAAGTTGATGTCTGTTGACTTTAACGCCGGACAAGGTTCTATCCGCAATGGATTGGTATCTTCTGGCAAGCTACGTGGATTTGACATGTACAAGTCTAACAACATTGCCGCTACAACTAACGCGGCAGGACAGCTAGTATGTGGACACATTAGCTCCACTGCAACTGCACAGACTATCACAAGCACTGAAGTCCTACGTGACCCAGATAGCTTTGGTGACATCTGCCGTGGTTTGCATGTATATGGCGCTAAAGTTTTACGCCCAGAAGCATTAGTATCTGCTTTCTACGGTATCGACTAAGTAAGTAATTAGAGACGAGGGGTGTAAAAGCCCCTCTGATCTTTGAGAGGACAATATGCCAATAGTAGGAAGTAACGAAAAGCCTGTCATGATTAAAGGCAAGAAAAGAGGAAAAATACTAGGAGATACCGGAAGTTGGTATAAGCCTGAAAACAAAAAAAAGTATGAAGATAACTGGGACAGAATTTTTAATAAGCCCGATACTAAAACAGAAACAAAGGCGTAACAGACTATGGCAACAACTTTTCTAACTTTAGCTAATGAAATTCTACGCGAAATAAATGAAGTTGAACTTACAACTGCTTCATTTACTAGTTCAGTAGGAATACAGACGCATGTAAAAGATGTTATCAATAGAGCATACTTTGATATTGTTAACGAAGAACCGCAATGGCCTTTTTTATCTTTAGCAGAAAGCGGTGGAACAGACCCAATGTACGGAAATACTTATGTTGAAACAGTTGCAGGTACTCGTTGGTACGAGTTAAAACCCGCCAGTTCATCTATTACTACAGATTATAGTTATATAGATTGGGATAATTTCTATATGACAACCGTTGGCGTTTCAGGAGAAACGGCCCCTTATGAAAGTTGTAATTTAAAATTTACAACAATAGAAGAATGGAAAGATTTTTATAGAGTAAGTGAAAATTTAGATGATTCAGATACTCAACAGTACGGAACACCAAAACGTGTAATCAAAAGCCCAGACAATAGAAAGTTTGGGCTTAGTGCTATACCAGACAAAGTGTATAGAATTTGGTTTTACGCTTATGTACAACCAACAGCCCTTTCAGCACACTCAGATACTTTAGCATTTCCTGATTCGTATTCTTCTGTACTTTTAAATAGAGCGCGTTATTACGTACATCAGTTTAAAGACAATGCTCAAGCCGCCGCTTTTTCAAACGATGACTATAAAAAAGGTTTAAAAAATATGAAGCTTGTATTAATGGGGCCTACGCCAATTTATATGAAAGATGATAGAGTGAGATTCGTATAACATGGCAGGTTCTCAACCTTTTGGTTTGTCGTGCAGGGGCGGTTTAAATACTAATTTAAATCAGTTTGAAATGCTTGCTCAGCCGGGATTAGCTACAGACTTAGAAAACTTTGAAGTTGACGCTGACGGCGGATACCGTAGAATAAACGGCTTTGTAAGATTCGGAAACAGCAATCCTAATAGTAATAACCCTATACTGGGTTTGTTTGTATATGCTGATGGCTTAATAGCTTGTTCAGGAACAAACATTTACTTTACACTAGATGGAAGTACGTGGCTTCAGATAAACAAAGCAAATGTTGCAGGAGGAGGAGATAATTATTCGACTTTTAACGGACGCTCAACACTAGCAAGAACGACTCAAAGCCAATGTAATTTTGCACTTTACGAAGGAGATACTACTTATGGCGAAGTAGTCATTACTGATGAGTCTTCAGCTACAAAGCCTTTCTATTTTAAAATGACAGGCACTGGCGCACTAAGCAACAGAACATACTTTGCCGCAGAAATTACAGTATCGGGTTCTGTATTCCCTACAACTTGCACAGTACATGACAGACACTTAGTAGTTGCAGGAGACACAAATAATCCTAATACTATCTACTACAGTGGCACAGACGAAATTGATAGTTTTTCTAGCAGTGGTTCAGGTAGTATAAAACTAGATGATAAAGTAATAGGCATACGCGGTTTCCGTTCTGATCTTGTAATATTTTGTAAAAACAGTATTTATAAGCTTGTAAATATAAATGATTCTAGTAATATTGCAGTTCAACCTGTAACTAAAAACGTAGGTTGTTTAGATAATCACTCTATTCAAGAAATTGCAGGTGACTTAGTATTTTTAAGTCCTGATGGTGTAAGAACTATTGCAGGTACAGCGCGTATTGGTGACGTTGAGTTAGGTTCAGTTAGCCGACAAATACAAAACATTGTAGAACTAGTAGCAGAAGACATTTCAAATTTAATTGTAGATAGTGTTGTATTGCGTCAAAAATCACAATACAGAATTTTCTATACTACGTCAACTCAAGCCGCCAATAGTTCAAAAGGTATTATAGGCTCTTTAACTTCTAATGGTTTTGCATGGTCAGAAACACTAGGAATCCAAGCAAGAGCAATTACTTCTGGATTTAGTTCAGATGGAACAGAAAAAACATTTCATGGAGATAGCGAAGGGTATGTTTATACTCATGATACAGGAAATCATTTTTTACATTTAAACACAGAAGCTAATATACGAGCAACATATAAAACACCTAGCTATGATTTTGGAGACTTTGGAACTCGCAAAAATATGCGCTATGTTAAAATTTCATTTAGCCCCGAAGGAATAGCTCAGCCTGTACTAAGAGTAAGATATGATTACGAAAATGATGGAATACCCCAACCGTTAGATTATATATTTTCAGCGGTTCCTACGCCCGCAATTTTTGGAACATCAACATTTAATAGCACTGTTTTTGGAGCATCTAATGATCCTTTAGTGCGTCAAGCTGTACAGGGCGGTGGATACTCAGTAAGCTTTAGATTAAGAACAGACGATAAAAATCCCCCCTTTTCAGTAAACGGTATGTATATTGATTATATGCCATCAACACGGAGATAAACAATGGCAGGTACAAGTTATACTAGACAAAGCACTTTTGCTGATGGCGATACAATAACAGCCGCGCTCTTCAATACCGAATACAATCAACTACTTTCGGCTTTTTCGTATGCAAGTAGCGGTACTACAGGACACCAACACGATGGTGGCGCAGGAGAAGGCGGTAACATTGAGATTATTGGCGACCAAGATTTTTTAAATAAAATTGTAGTCGATAGCACTAATAATCGTTGGGGCTTTTTTGTAGAAGTAAGTAGCAGTGCCGTAGAACAGGTACGCATCCAAGACGGTGCTATTGTTCCTGTTACTGATAGCGATATAGATTTGGGTACAACTTCTTTACGCTTTAAAGACACTTACACAGACACCATTACAACGACAGGCAATGTAGCTGTTGGCGGCAATCTCACCGTTACGGGCAATGCAACTATCGCAGGCAACTTAACATTTGGTGATGCGGCTTCTGATACAGTAGCTTTTAGTGCTGATATAGCTTCTCATCTTTTACCTAGTGCTGACGCTACCTATGATTTAGGTGCTACTGGGTCTGAGTGGAATAATCTTTTTATTGACGGCACTGCAAACATTGATAGCCTTGTAGCTGATACCGCAGACATTAATGGCGGCACAATAGATGGTGCAGTTATTGGCGGTTCTAGTGCGGCGGCAGGATCATTTACAACCGTGGGCGCTACAGGAAATATTACAGTAGGCGGCACAGTCGATGGTCGTGATGTTGCTACTGATGGTACAAAGCTTGATGGCATTGAAGCCTCCGCAGACGTAACGGACACTACAAACGTCACAGCCGCAGGAGCTTTGATGGATTCAGAGCTTACTGCTATTGCAAGCGTTAAGGCTTTGAACCAAGGTGTTGCTACTACTGACAGCCCTACGTTTGTAGATGTTACTGCCACATCCCTTGACATTTCAGGCGATGTAGATGTTGACGGAACCTTAGAAACTGACGCACTTACTATTGCAGGAGTTACTTTAGCAGAGACTATCTCAGATACTGTAGGAGCTATGGTAGCTTCTAATACTGAAACAGGCGTTACAGTTACATATGATGATGCGGATAACACTTTAGACTTTGTAATTGGATCAGATGCTATTGTACAATCTATGATAGCTGACGATGCTATTGATTCTCAAATGTATGTAGATGGAAGTATAGACACAGTACATATTGCTGATGATGCAGTTACAGGCGCTAAACTTGCAAACAACATAGATGTTGCAGGAACACTAGATGTTACTGGCGTATTGACAGCCGACTCTAATGTAATAGTTGCAGGAAACCTTACAGTAAATGGCACTACAACAACTTTAAATACTGCATCTCTAGATGTAGAAGACAAGAACATTACTATAAATTATGGTTCTGGAGATACTACAGGCTCTGCAAACGGAGCAGGTATTACAATTCAAGATGCCGTAGATGCTTCTACAGACGCTACAATCCTTTGGGACACAACTAATGATGAGTTTGATTTCTCTCATCCTATTAATGTAGCAGGCAAAGTTACAAGCACAGGAACCTCCGTATTTGCATCCTTAGACATCTCTGGAGATATAGATGTAGACGGCACGACTAACCTTGATGTCGTGGACATTGATGGTGCTGTAGATATGGCAAGCACCCTTACGGTCACAGGCGAAATCACAGCCAACGGTGGCATTGCGCTAGGCGATTCTGACAAGGCTACGTTTGGTGCTAGTGATGACCTACAGATTTATCATAACGGTAGCAATAGTTTTATTGAAGATACAGGTACGGGCAATCTTTACGTTAGAGGTGCAAACAACATATTTGTGCAAGGCTCTGACGCAAATGAAGCATTAGCTACTTTTCAGCAAAATGGTTTTGTAAAACTGTATCATAACAACGATGAACGACTAGCTACCACCTCCACAGGCATAGACGTTACTGGCACAGCCACGATGGATAATGCAGAAATAGGAACAGGTGGCGCATCAGACGCAAACGCAATTTTAGATTTAACTGGTGATACTACTTATACAGATTTTGGTTTTAGAGTTATCCGTAAAAGTGGAGCTAATTCTGGAACCGACCTTCGGCACAGAGGTACTGGTGATTTAAAAATTGAAGCTGTAGAAGCGGCGGCAATTTCGTTTGAGACTTCGGATACAGAACGCATGCGAATAGACTCATCAGGGAATGTGGGTATTGGTGGCGGTAGTCCAGATGCTCAAGGTGGAAACCAAAGCACCATTTTGAATCTTGAAGGGTCAGATAACCTTGTTTACTTTTCAGGAGGCAGTGGCGGTAATGCTATAGATGACGGGTTAGCAATAGAAGGCGTAGCAACAGGCGTTTCTTCTGGGGATAAGCGAACTGGTTCTATTTTAATGACAAGGGCCAATACATCTACTACCTCGTTAGACTCTAAAATTGCTTTCTATACTACGTCTTCTGGGACTCATGCAGAACGCATGCGCATA